ATGCATGCAGGTGTGGATGATACGTTACAACTTATGAATGTAGGAGCAATTGCATGAGTTATTCTCCAACTCGCGCGTTGTTACTTGTGCGGGATAAGGATCTTCCTGAAGAGAAAACTCAGATGGATCTAATCCATCATATAACACAATCCGCAAGCCAAGACTCTGTGTTTAGTAGTCTGTCAGCCATAATAAAGGCACAGAGTAAAAGTAAAAAATCAGATGTTATTGCCAAAACTATGTTATCCAACCTCATCAAGGTGCTAATCAAAAATAGTGCCTCCGATGAGGAAGATGATATAAAGGAAGGAATAGTACACCTGGTAAAACACGAGTTAGAAAAACTTGGTAAAAAAATAATTAAAACAGTGGTTAAAGAGGTGATTAAAAAGGCTTGGCGTATTGTTACCTGGGTTATAGAATTTGCGGTTAAGCTGACCACGGAAGTAATACTTCCCATCATAGAAGGCATATTAGCTTTTGTGATAGCGAATCCTATCTTAGCATTAGCCGGTTTGGCATTGGGAGGTTTAGCTTGGTGGGCGTGGGATAAGTATTTGAAACCTACGATAAACGAACCTTTACCTCCAGGTCAGGTTACTGAAACATTCCTTCCAGGTACACAGACACAGCAACGAGCCACCCAAAATGTAATTGGTACCCAGCCTATTGTTCCAACTACACAACCTGCGTATAGTCCTATAAAGATTGCGACGGAAAAATTGAAACCACAGAAAACTACTTTTACAGGATTTGGTACAGATATCGACTCCTACATACGTGAGGCTGCCCAAATGTATGCCTTGCCTGAGGATGTTCTGAGAGGTTTCGTCAAGATGGAGGCAGGCTGGACAGGCGCTATGTCTCCCTCAGGCGCTATCGGTACTGGTCAGTTCATTGTATCTACTTGGAATAGTTTAGCCAAAACGCCGGCAGGTAAAGCGATCGGTATGGTTTCTATTACTATGGGAACGAACGGTACCTTTAGAACTGCACAGGATCCTCGATATAACATGAGGATCAATACATTGGCTACTGCATTGCTGGCACGTTTGAATGCGGATATATTGGTGAAAAACAAATTACCTGTAACTGGTGAAAACCTGTATATGCTGCATAATATTGGACCAGGTATTATCAACGTAATGCTAGGTCGTCCTGTTGCAGCTTCCACCATACAAGCCATGGAGCAGAATGGTATGAAGGCCGGTATGAGTCCTCAGGATTTTCTGGCTTATCAGAAGGCACGGTTCAATGCACAATACCAAATTGCCAATGCCACACCCTCTAATAACACGCAGTTGGCAGACACTTCCACTACCAATACTCCACTAACCGTGCCTGCACCACCGCCAAAGAAAACTGCGGTGGCTACTGCTCCCTCAAGTGCTCCCTCAGGAACCGTTGCTCAGGTATCTGGAGGAGAGAAGACCTTGGTAAAAGGCCAGGGGAACACTCTAATAGCTGTGAAAGCCTAATATGCCAGTCCTAAATTCTGATTATTTGGTGCGTATCATACAGACAGAGACCTCAACCGTGGTTACTGCTCCTATGCCAGAATCTTTCATGTTTGATTCTGCTGCAAGCTACGAAGCACCTTACGCTCAAGGTTTATTTGGTAACGGAGCTTTATCGCAATTAGCAAAACTTGGAGGCTTGCGATTAACCTCCCAAGCATTGACGGCTCAGGTATGGCAAGGATCAAATGATACTCAACTTAGTGTTGAATTAGAATTCCAGTCGGAAACAGATCCCTTGACAGAGGTACGCGATCCTATATTGGCTTTATTAAAGCTGGCGACGCCTTCGGTATTGAATGATCTTATTTTGTCACCGGGACCTCAATTAGACCTGGAGACCTTGAAAGCCGCAGCTAATGATGTGAGTACTACCGCTACGTCACTCCTAAATAACTCTTCAACGACTACCAATAATGGTGCTAATCAATCTAGTAGCACTACGAGTACATCGAGCACCAGCGCCACATCAAATAATACCTGGCGGAAGAAGATCAAAAATCAGGTAACTATTCAGATTGGTAACTATGCCTATTTTGAATCCGTAGTGATTACAAATGTGCAGAAGACATACACCTCCCAGATTGATGTTTTAACTGGATGGCCTCAACACGCCCGGGTATCGGTTCAGTTTAAGCCTTTATTTATGCTGGTTCAATCTGATCTTGATAACATCTTTAAACATGCGAGGTGATTCATGTCTACCGATTACGATTACTCCAAATACACACCGTTGGATAGCACAGGTATTGACTATGATGTTTTTAAGTCTGCCTATAAGAATATCCGATTTGCCTTGCCTACCGCACAGAAACATTCCGTTACCGATGCCGATATGGCTAATCTCCCAGGTATTAGTTACCTGTATTATGGGGATGTTTCATTGTGGCGTATCATTCTGTACTTCAATGGTTTGACAGATGCTTTGCAGGATGTTTATCCAGGTATGACGCTTAATATTGCCGCTAAGTCCGATATCATTAACTACGTATCTAAGCAGCAAAATAATAGCCCAATGAATATTATTATTTAATAGGCGCAGTGATGTCATACATTATACAAAACAAGATTGAGATTTCGATCTTCATCGACGGCAATGAGTATCCATTATCCACAATTAACTCCCTGAACTTTTTACATATGGGAGCTAGTGCTGCGATGGATTTTCCAACCTGCTGTTTCCAGATTGTAGATCAATCCCGTACCATAGACAGTATGGGATTACAGGATGGTATACCCTTAAGAATTGTCGTTAGGTCAGGTCAGTCGAACTCACAGACATTTAATTTCCGTAAATTCAATCACCTTAAAGACTCCAGCGGCCCTTTCGCAGTTTATACCATCGATGGCTACTACGATTCTCCTTTATGGTTCACCGGGACAACCAATCAGAATATTCGGAGTACCTCGGGTGGGATTCTGTCTACGATTGCTAGCCAATGCGGATTAAATTACGACGGAGTGGACACAAATGATTCCCAATTGTGGACACCTCAAAATAAGAAGTGGAGGCAGTTCGCAAAAGAAACAACCATGAATGCCTACGTGGACGATACTTCTTGCATGTGTTCTGCTCTTGACTTCAGTGGCACCTTGCGTTTCAAGGATATAAATAATCTCCCTGACGCTACACAAAAGATTATTGCTTATCAATATTCCACAGATGCAATAACAGCCGTAGCTTTTCAGAATAAGGCAGGTTCAGGTTTCAATAATTCCGTTACTGGGTATTCGAACACCCGTGTTAGTCAGTCCATAACGGCCGATCAAACCTACACCACGATTAATCAATTGCAATTCGAATCTGACTCTCGCGCACCCTTATACAATACTGCGGTTCGGGATAAAGCTAAGAATGGCCCTGTTAGATTCTCACCAATCGATGTAGGTAATAATCATCCTAATTATGAAAGAGCCTCTTATCAGAATAATCGATATAGGAATCTGTTTTCAATGGGATTGGAAATCCTAATCCCTCAACAAACGCAGTTCCAATTATTTGATAAGATTAATTTCTCTGTTCAGAAAGAGGATACCTCTCAAGATACCTCGGCCTCCGGTGAGTACACTATATCAGGTCGAGCTATCTATGTACAAGGTTCCAATTATGCGGAGAAGCTCCAAGTGATTCGTCATGGAACAAATGAAACTTATGTGGAGGGCTAGATGAGCCTACAAAGTGCTAACGATAAGATGAGCGAGGCTATTGATGATAGCCAAGAGAAGAATTATATCCTAGGTACTGTGACCGAAAATGCAGATCCTTTAGGTATAAATCGCATCCAGGTATCTGCACCCGGCCTCTTTGATCCTTCCCAAGGTGAGCAGCCCTGGATTGCTCCTCATCCATATTCTCCTTTTGGACAAGGTCCTAACTATGGAGTGTACGGCACCCCTGCAAAGGGATCTATCGTTAAGGTTAGGTTACAAGATAACGATGTAAACCAGGCTAACTACGAAGCTTCCGCCTATTTAGCTGCGAATGCTAATCCTATATTTGCTTCACCTTCCATATACGGCTATCAGGATCCTAAAGGTAATAAGTTAGTGGTGAACCTAGAAACCGGTGACTGGACCTGGACGCATAACTCAGGATATATTCTGGCCTATAGTTCGTCAGGTGTAACTGTTACAGCTCCTTCCAATGTAACGGAAAACATAACTGGAAATCTCCAGTTCAACGTTACGGGAAACGTAGATATAAACTCCACAGGAGGTAATGTAAATGTTGCTGCCACAGGTGCGGTGGTTATTACAGGTACAACCATTAGTTTGAATTGAGGTTACTATGTCTGGTATTGGCGGAATAGGATCTATGGGAATCGGCACATGCCCGTGCCATAAGACTCCACAGAATTACATAACCACCTTAATTACAGGAGCACCTACTGTCCTTGTTAATGGTACAGGCGCAGGTCAGGTAGGTTCCATAGGGGTATCGTCCTGCGGGCACCCTACGGTAGCTATCACAGGGTCGTCCACAGTTTTTGCAGATGGAGAACCTGTACATAGGGTGGGCGATACGGGAGTCAATTGCGGACAATACGTATTAATCGAAGGTAGTCCTAACGTAACGAATTCATTGTGAGTATTAAATGGTAAATGCAAATTCAGTAATTCCTATATGGCTCAATACTTTCAATCCAGCCTTCTACACAGCCATAACGAATCAGGAGGACTGGTCATATACCAATGTAGGTGTAAGCGCGTGGCAACCTTTATTCCAGCAACTTGCCAATGCTTTAAGTGCCTACAAAACCTTTGATCGCTCGGCTGAGGTACAAAATTTTATGTTTAATGCATACAGCTATGTTGCATTAGACGTCCAGTTTGGAACAGGTAGTTCCTTACTCCCTTCATTTAACGCGACCAGTGTATATAGCCTTGCAGGATTTATGGCTGCATCTATCTCACGTCCAGTAAATTACTACAACGATCTGGTTTTTCCAATTCCACCAGATACTGCCTATACCTCTGCCCTTATGGCCGCAGACGTAGCCACGGTGACGGCGGCACCTGCTTCGGAGACAGCAAATATAACAGCCTTGGTCGATGACGCACACTCTACCGTTCAATCGTGGACTAATGCAGGATTATGGGACGCACCTGTATCTACAGGGGTTCCTGTAACCAGACCTTACATGAAAAATGAATTCTTTATTACGCTAAACTGGAAGTTTGCAATCGAAGCTTTAGGCATCGGTTATCCAATTCCTCCAGGAGTTTAGGAGACATAAATGGCAGCAGCAACCGCGTACCAAATATCTACAGCAGGAGCTACCTGGATTGACGTGAACACTGACGTTACTCAAAATACGTTACCTGATCGTTTACCTGATACATTGGCGATCACTCGGTGCTCCTTGATTAATCTTTTCAATTGCCCCATAGGTTCGCGTGGCCGAATATTCCAGCCTACGTATGGTTCAATGTGGTACCAATTCCTACAAGAACCTATTGATGATATAACAGCCGGGAACATGCGTATTGCCATGATTCAAGCAATATCGAAATGGGAGCCACGCATTACCTTGGATTATTCAAATACCTCCATTACGCCGGATTTAACGATTCCAGGTTACGTGGTTAAAATATCGGGCACCGATTCCACATCAGGTGACGTTGTATCTATGCAGTTCACACAAGACCTCTCCTCGTAAGGATTATTATGGCAGATGAAATTCTAACTCTTTCGGATGTGACCGCAGACTTCTCGCAGTTCGTCACGCAGATGGAGAATGCACTTAACACCACAGGTACATGGAAAGGTAATCTTACTACTCAGACTTCGCAAGCTATCATTGAATTGGTCTCTACGGTAGGTACTTTTGCACAAGGTAAGATTCTTCGTGTGTACGAAAATGCTTTCGCAGAGACTGCACAATCTGATTCAGCTATCCTTGCCAATACGCAGATGCAAGGTATTCGGATGGCGCGTAAATTACCTGCAGGTATTACAGCTTCTATCCTGTCTACCTTGAATGTTACGGTTCCGCCTTTAACTCAGTTCCTTGTAGCTTCAACCTACTACTTCACTCGTGAACAAATTACTCTGAGTGCTAATGTAGCTCAGAACATCACCTTGTTCCAGGGACAAATGACGGTAATCAGTACCTCAGGTTTAGGTACTGATTCACAAACCTTTGAATCCCAAGAAGATACCTTTACTGTAAGCGACCAGGACGTACAGGTATCCCTAAATGGTACAGTTCTGCCTAAGGCGCTAGGGGACCTTTGGAACTTCCGTGGAAAATCAGGCTATTCTGATCTGACGACAGCGGATGGTCGTTTGCTTTTAGTATTTGGTTCTACCGTATTCGGTACCATACCAGGTGTCAATGACACGGTACAAATTAGTTATCCAGTTACCATAGGTGAAGCATCGAATAACCAAACGTTACTGGGTAAACCTATTTCTGTATCAGGTTACAGCACTATTTCAGGAACGGTCACATCCAATCCCTCGGGAGGAGGTGATGAAAAGCCAGTATTGGCTTATAAGAATTTGTCGTCTGGTGCGTTTGGCACCTACCTATCCGCAGTTACCCCTTCTCAATACAAGACTCTAGTTGGTGTCTACCCCGGTATTATTGATGCGTGCACTCAGGCACAACGCGAAATTAATCCGGCTGCCGTAGAATGGATGAACATTATCCGGGTATCTGGTTTAACTGCGACACCTTGGACACAGCAGCAGAAGTTGGATTTTTGTGTCTACATGCAAACAGTAACAATGTACTCTGGACGTTTCATCTGGACAGATGCGATTGCCATACCTCGGGACGTTTCCATTAATGTGTATTGCTTTAATACAGCAACCCTTTCAGAAGTGGAGTCCTTGGTAGAAGCCGAAATCACCGCAATGTTCGCACCTCAGCAGGGAATCCTGCAAACTAATTTCTACGAGTCTGATCTGATCGAAGCCGCGCGTATAGCAAGTAACGGTGCCATGTCTTATGCCATTGTTATCGCACCTACTTATCCCATGATCGTCACTGCACCTGAATCTCCCGTACCTACCTACACCTTGATTCCAGGGGGAGGTGTTCTTGGTGAGTATCAGTATGCATACGGCATATCTACAGTAAATACCGCAGGAGAAGAGGGACCTCCCGTTAATTGGGTAACTCCTCAGGTGGTTAGCACAACCAACTCCTACGCGATTCAAATCACCTGGCCAGAGGTAGATGGAACAGCTACGTATCATATATGGGGGCGCAAACCAGGCGCTATCGGTTTGCTGGCTTCCGTTGTAGCAGGTAGTCCTTTGACTTTTACAGATGATGGTTCGATTACTCCTACCGGTACTCCTCCCAATCTGTTGTCTGAGGTACCTATCCGATACAATTCGTTGAATTCTTTAACCGTTACTGCCTACTTCTCAGAACGCCAACAGCGCATTTCTACTTCTTCCTAATATGGAGCACTACAATGGCTGATGCTTACATCGAGCAGGTACGCTTAGGATATAAGGTCCCTCGTTCTGTTCTCTTGCCCCCATATATGTCTCAAAATCCATATTTTATGGATTTGATGAACTCTATAGATACGGTATTTTCGACACAAGTGGATGCTAAGATCGATATCTTAGCCAACATACGTAATATGTGGGTTTCAAGTCCTGCGGTAGAGCAGATTATTGTAAACCAGGAATTGATTCCCTTCTCAGCTTGGCCTCAACCTGAACGCGCCATCTTATCCAAACAGACAAATCTTTTAGGTATGAACTTCCAAAATGCGGGAGTTCTTTCTAATGATGCGTATCAACAGGTTAGCCGTAATGTAGGCTGCTATTGGTTTCAAAAGGGCACTCAGGCTTTCATTGAGTTTATCAATTATTGCCTAGGTACCAACCTTGTTGTCGTTAGTTTATGGACGGAGGATTACGTTACCTTCGTGCCGGAGGCTGACGCAGGAACGCCTATATGGGAAGGTGGACCGTGGTACCCTACCACACATGTGCAGATACAAAGCTTCGGAGGTTTCCAGGGATTGGATTTGGTAACGTTGAATTCATTCTTTTATGAGATTGCAAATTATAATCTCGTACTCTACTCCATTGATGCTGCATTTGATATGTACGTAGTAGATGTTATCGAACCTAACCACACTACATTGGACGTGGTTGCCATAGGTTTGTATGGGATCAATTCCTTGGTAATGAGCACAGAGTTTAGATATGGGGCTAATGCGCCTCCCTTCCAAAGCATTTCTCCTGCTATACCAACGCAATACAGTGCAATAGGTGCACCTGTAGACTTTAGTGATGCCTATTTATTGGCTGATCCCTCATCCTTCATTTCAGATGAATCAGGAAATAAATACGCAGTTTATAGCGTTGCAGACCAGGCGATAACGGTAAGTGATTCATTACCCACCCAACTAATGGGACCTGCATCTGATACCGGAAACTATACGGTTCTTTATGGTCCTGTCGAATGGGTGGGAATACCAGGGTCATCGAGGTCAGCAGCTCGTATTCCTGTTTATTCAACAGGTACCCCTACCGTGACCTCTGTAGACACGATAAGCACACGAATGATAGGACACACAAGGTCAAATATTTTGGTTAATCCCAAAGGTTTTGCAGAAATATCCCCTGGTAAATTTACTCCCTATTGGTAGGAATAATAATGACAGCAAATATCAATCCTCTTAAGTATGATGCAACCTCGAACACTCACATGCCATTGGCTACGGGAGATACCATTCTTCCTGCGGTAGTCCCCTTATCTGCACGGGATAGCAACCAGATCAAAATACTAACGGATGGTTTGTACGTAGGTCCTATACCTGCGTTACCTATCTATTACGTAGCCAATGAAGGCTCGGATATAACTACCAATGGTAGTGAAACATCTCCCATGAAAACATTGGATTACGCACTCCAACAAATTGTCGCTCAGTCCTTGCATGGGGATAGGATAGAAGGTGTAGTTACCATTGCATTGAAGGCTGGTGAAACCTTTGCTCTGAATAACAGCTATACCGTGGCTGGCAAATTGCGCATCGCATTCTACGGTGACACGAATTATGGGGATTTTAATAGCACTATCGTAGGTACAGGTGCCTACCCCTATAACATGATCGATCTGGCACGTCCGGTAATTTCCAATGTGGTCACAACCTCTGTGCCTGAAGGCGCTACGGGATTACGTCTGGTTGATACTGGTACGGTAATCCTGACAGGTATTAAGATTAATTTCCCTGCGGCTCCTATACCGAATCCTCAGTTGACCGCATACGGCAATTTATGCGATTTTGTCACAGCCACTCCTTATAGCAAAGCCACATTAATCTTGGAAGGCATGATTGCCAACATGACGGATGTCGCCGCAGTATACGGTTTAGCAGGTGTGCATGCTCGCGCATCGCTGAATTTAATGCAATACGCATCACAGTTCCAAGTGCTTGGGATCATTGCCAACGCATCTGCTCCTGTGGCTAACTTACCACCTCGTCCTTACATGCTCAAGATGTATGGTGATTATCCAGGGGCTAATCAGCAAGCAGGCGCCCTGTCACCTACGACAGCTAATAGCTCTTCAGGTTCTGGTTTGATGTATCTGAATTGGACAGAGACACAGGCACAGTATGTAACATCAACCGCTACGAATCAGGCATCGTACCCTATCAATTTTGATGTGAACTACGGTTTACGGAACTACATCACTAATATTATTCGGGATATGCAAAGCCGCCCTCTCAACGTTATTGCTTCGATGCTGTTTTAATTAAAAGGATTATTCATGGCCGCAACACCCTTATTTTTAGCCACGGACGTAGGCTTAGCTGCTGCAAGTGTTGCAACCCCTACCGGACCGTTTGTAGAGATTGTAGCCTTCAAAATTGGTTCTGCCTACGGATACAGTCCAAGTCGCAGTGATACAGGCCTTAATGGGGCTACCCTGTACTCAGGGGTTCCCATCTCCTATCAGAATATTGGAGATAATACGATCAACATTATCCTCCAAATTCCGCCTGAGGCAGGCCCCTTTGATTTTGGTGAGGTAGGTGTTTATCTGCCTAATGATGTTATGTTTGGTAAGGCAGTATTCGATACCTTGCAGACGAAATTCTCATCATTAGGTACCAATCTTCTATCTACCTATACCTTCAACTGTTTGATCAAGTTGGAGCAATCGACTGCAATCTTCCAGATTACTACTGCATCTGGAATTCCTCCAGCAATTTGGGATGTGTACGCTTGGTCGGATGTTTATCCTCCAGGAGTATCCGCTAATCCAGATACCCCTGCAATATTGATACATGAATTGGATGTATTAAATAACTCGACACTGCTGCATAAAGCAAACGATGATAAATGGACTTTGGGAACCAACTATGCGCGCTATGGTGAGCGTGCCGTGGTATCAGGTACAACGTCATCCGTGCAATTCGCCCAATCCCAATTCCCTGCGTCCCCGGTTAATTCGGTAAATAACCAATTCGTTCTGGAGTTTTCGGATGGCTTCTATCGCTCAGTCTCTAGCGTAGTTGTTGCCGGTTCAAATTATCAATTCAATCTGAACCCGGCTCCTTTGCTGTCCTTGCCTACAGCAGGCGATATCGTAATGCTGCACAATAACAACGGTTATAGCTTCACTGCATTAACCGATGTGCCATTAGCTACTCAAACCATTCAAGGGATTGCTGAGTTCTCGCATGGTTTACAAATAGTTAGTCCTGGGATAATTGCTGTTAATGGTTTGAATCATGACGCACCTAACACTGGACGGTTATTAACGAGTTCAGATGACCTTAACACAGCCACACTGGCATCAGGTATATACACGGTAACAGGAGGTCAAGGGTACCCTGGTAATTATCCTCCAATCGGTGCCTTACCCGGGGTCATTCACAATTCCAATACTCAGTCGGTATCAGGTAACGGATCGATTGTCCAGACCTGGTACCCCACAGGTACAGGGGGAGGGGATGGATCAGGTAC